CTCGTGCTTATATAAACTGGATTGTTGAATTTTTCACTAGGGTCAGCATCCCATACTTGAGTTGATGTATTCCATACGATACTCGTAGTGTCTATCTCATCGGTAATTATAGTGCCAGTGCTTGTTAATCCATCAAAAGTAGGAGAATCTCCACTCCCTAGCCCTAAATTAGCACGGGCTGAACTTGCACTTACTACATCGGCTAAGTTTTGACTTTTCTCTAAGTATGTGCCACCAGTACCCACCGTACCGCTAGTAGAACCTACTGCACCAGAAGAACTAGCGCCCCCGTCTGTTATATAGAACGTATTTAAAGTGTCTGTACCCGTTTCTACATCTAGTTCTATAAAGTTAGTAGTCCATTGGTATGTTTGAGAATCCCACGAACCACCTAAAAAAAAGAAATTCTTAGCATCGTAAACAATTAGTACATCTGGTTCGTATTCACCGTATAGCGTAGCCCTTAAGTTTCTGCGCTGGTTACGCATTACATTCAGATATTCATTAAGCAGCAGTTCTTGGTGTGTTACCGTTGAAGCATCACCGTACCTTTTCCATAAGGTTAGTAAAGAATCGCTAGAATCTTTAAGGGCCGATAAAGAAGCAGAAGTAGGGCCATCACCAAAATAGTACGTGCCTATATCATATTCAGCTGAATAGTTTTTAGTCTGCACTAGTTCATAGTCTATAGCTTCCGTAGTGCCTTCTACTTCATCAGAATAAGCTAGGTTAAAATCTACACTTCGTAAGTACCAGTAAGCGTAGTTAGGTTGTAAAGCATCAGGTGTAATTTCTACTTTAAGCGTTCCATCAGCTGCATCAGGTATAGGGTCGGTTACTATACTAAGACCATTATTTTTATATAAATAATTACCGTCTGAATCCGTAGTGCTATATACTTCTTCTACTTCTACTTCTATTGTGGCTGGTGAAGTAACCCAAGCCGAACCGTTCCAGTAGTAATCTGTAGTACCCGTATCTACATAAATGGTAACTTCTGCTACTACTGGGTTTCCTAAATTAGTATCTGTAGTCTTAGCAAACCAAGTAACAAAAAACAGTTCCAAGTTACCCGTGCCATCAGCTTGCCAGAATTGACTTTTAGCTATTTCGCTTCCGTCAGTAATCCAGTATTCACGGTTAAACTTTATACCTTGAATAATACTATCGTGCTGAAATTTAGTTTTTACCTTCTTAACGCCTGCGTAGTAGTTATTAGTCGTAGCCCCTAAAACGTATAAGTCCGAACCCGTGGTAGTGCTACCTAGTTGGTAATCTACTTCGTCAGAAGTCTGTGAACCAGAAGAATTGTATATATACCTTCTTACTGCGCTCGGTGTTTCGAAGGCCGTTATTTGTATTAAGTTCCACGTGCCATTCACTTGCCGTAAAATAAGCCCGTAGGTCTTAAGTAAGTATAGTAAGGCCTGCTCATTAGTTAGAGCTTTATCGTCTTGGCCTTCCGTTCTACCGTATATTCTAAAGCGTTCTTTTTCGTGGTACGACTGGTTTAGTATATCGTCTATTTCTGTAACGCTATCTTCTGTCCACGAAGTGTAGCTAGTAATATCTAACCCATAGCCCAAGGTATCTAAAATATCAGCTATTAATACTATAGCTTTTTCTGTACCCCTTGTATCAGGTATTAGCGTAGTCATTGTATAATCACCAGTAAGGAATATATCCTTAGCCATTATGCTGGCCGTCTGATTATTATAGTTTTCTTCGCCTATTGTGGTTAGGTCAGGTACTACTAAGCCAGTCCATATAACTGTACCACCCTTTTTAAGTTGTACCTTATAGTCGCCTATCTCGGAAGCACCTATAGCTTCTATAGCCGTTCTTTGTGTACTACCTTCTACCCGTACTATTCCGCTACAAGTAGATTTCTGAATGTTGCTAATCTGTCTAAAATCAGCTTCTTCATACTGGCGTTGTATCTGTACCCCAGTCCATTGCGTAGAAGAACCACTATAGCCATCTTCTAATATCTCGAATCTATACGTGGTAGTAGTCGAACCTACTATTTTTTTATCGTCAAAATAGTATTTTAGTCCGTAAGCCATTTATCTACCTAGTCTATAGTTTGCTTCATTTAATGTAAGTACTAAGTCAGTACCTTTAATTCTAAATTCACCGTTCAAATTTATAGCCTGCGTTCCCATTCCCACACCTTTACCCATCAGCTGGCCATTAGGCACAATAGAACCCGACCTATTAGGCATAAATAATTCTGGCCCACGTTCCCCCACTATATAGGGTGTGTTACTGAATACTGGCCCACCTACAGCCTTGCCCGTTAGCTTCCCTAATATCTTTCCAAAGATACCACCGCCTTGCCCAAAGAATCCCGCACCACCTAGGCCACCAGTTAATAAAACACTTATAGCTTTTTGTATTGCAGCACTTGCTAATAGTTTTCCAATGTTTTCAAGTGTATCTTTTAACTTTTCACCTTGCACTATTACGTTTGACATTCCTTGACCGAATGAACTAGTAAAGGTACTGGTAATATCTGTTAATAGATTAACCGCTTGGCCCGCACTTATAAATGGCATTTTTAAAGCATCTGGCGTAGGAAATGCTTGTACCATTGTATTAAGTTCATTACTTAGTGTATCTAAATCTAAATCTATTACTACATCTTCGCCAACGGTAACGGGTACACTTGGCGCTATACCCTTACTAAAATCTGCTATTTTCTTTTCATCTACTTCTAGGTCAAAGTCTATACTAAATACTTTGTCAAATTCTAGGCCAGTAAGTTCTTCAAAAACTTTTTTCCCCGTATCGCTTAAACTTAAAAATTCTGTCTTGACATCTTCTATTGGCGTTTTCATCGCCAGTAAATTACCAGCCATCACTTTGCCAGCACCTATTAAGGGCATATTAGCAGCAAAGAAAGCAGCCATATCTAATATGGCATTTTTCCACCAAATTATATCAGTAAACCGTTCCTTAAAAGCATCCCAGTTAGCCGCTACATATATAAAAGCAGCCGATAATAAACCTATAGCTCCTATCACTAAAGCAACTGGGCTAGTAAGCATCGCAAAAGCTAAAGCTAAACCCTTTAACGCTAAAGCTAAAGTTACAATAGCTGGGCCTGCTATGGAACCTATAAGCATTACTTGCGTTATAAACGTCTTAGTTTCTTTAGAACTGTTTTTAAACGCATCTACTAAGTTCTTAAGCCCTTCGATAAAAGGCTTCATATACTCTAGTACTATAGCACCTATTTCTTCTTGTAAATCCCCGAAGGTATTTTTTATCTGGGTAAGTGGGCCTAAACCACTTTGTGCTTCGGCAGTAGCTGCCCCGAACATTTGCCCTAATAATTCTTGAGCCTTGGCTGCCCTTTCTGAATCATCTTCTACTTGTCTTAAGGTAGGTAAGTACCTATTAAGCATCGTAGAATCGCCCTGCTCTAAAGCAGCCGTATATCGAATGGCCGACTGCTCATTTATCCCCATAGACTTAGAAAGTGCTATACTATTCTTAGCTGCTCTCTTAGCTTGCTCATTAGTTAAGCCCATAGACTTAGCCACTTGCAATAGCTTAAGGGTAGATTCATCGCCTACAGTTGTAACGTTTTGTAGGCTAATAGCAAATTCTTTGAAGTCTTTAAGGGTTGCTTGGGTAAATTCCCCTGCACTTCGTAGGGCTGCTTCTAGTCTTTTTTCGGCTTGTATCTGCGTATCGAAAGCTTTAACACTTAAGCCTGCGGCTGCAATCAAAGGCGTAGAAATCCCAGCAGATACTATTTTTCCTATACCTGCTACTTTATTGCCGAACTGGTTAAGTGTAGAACTAGCTTTTTTTATCTGTCCCGTAAAAGAAGAAATATCTGCGCCTATCTTTACATCTAACCTACCTAACATTCTACCCCCCTGCGTCTATTGGAACGCTCGAATAAAGCTATAAGTTGTTCCTTAGTCATTCGCTCGCTTTTTATTTCATCCATTGGGAACATCTTATTAGGTGTTAGTTTTTTTCGTGCCTTACCTTCCAGCCCAGAATACACCGAAATTAAAAAGGCATTTATACGCATTATGTTAAATTCGTGCTTTCTATTTTCATTGAAAGCCCTGCCCATTAAATTAAAGTCATACAAGGTAGTACTTCTTAATTCATCGGGCCTTAGCCCCATCTGGTAGCCTAGTATGTAAAGTTCTTCTAGGGTTTCTATCGGCTGGCCCTTTACTTTGGGCCTTTTAGGTTTCCCACCGACTCCCGAACTAACTCGAATACTTGGGCTAGTTGCGAAAAGTCCATAGTACCGATAGCTTCCTTAGGTACTTCATCACCACCAGAAGCAGATAGGGCTTGTATAAACAGTTTAATGTTAGCCACTTTATCTAGTGCTTCATCTAAACCATTTAAGCCTACCCCTGCTTCTTCGGTAAATCGTTCTAAGGCATTTAAGTCAAACTTAAACGAATAAGCCTTTCCGTCTATGGTAACTTTTTTAGTTCCCTTCATTAGCTAACTGCTACACGGGTTAAAGCGCCATCGCCAGTAAAAGAACCGCTTAAGGTAGCAGTATCTTCATTGGCAGCTACTATACTTACAGAAGCTAAAGAAGCCGTTCCCGTATAAGAAACACCTTTAGTAGTAAAAGCACCGCTTTGTGGTTCAAATTCGATAGTAGCTTGGGTTCTGCTTACTAAGTAATCTACTAGCACATCTACTGTACCCGTAGAAGTTTCAAAGTCAGCTATTCCGTCTAAGTCAACCGACCAAGACTTCTGTCCTTGTATGTGTTCAGCCCATCCAGCACTATCTTTAGTAGAAGCGTCTGGTAGGTCCATTTCAATGTTTAAGGTAGCCGAAGTAGTAGCTGCAAAAGCAGTACCGTCATCGCTTACCAGTATTAAAGTTCCGTTTACTGCGGCCATAGTTTTAAAAATTAGTTGCGTGTTAAACTTTGTAAAAGATAAAAAAATCTAACGACTTTTAATACACCCTTATTTTTCTTCTATTACGTGGCGAAATCTTAACTCCCGAATGAAGTAAGTATAGGTGTCGGTCTTTTCTTTTCTGAATAAATCGTTATCCACTACAGAAATTATCACGTTGAAGTCTGTAAGGTTAAAAGGTACGGGCCTTGCTCGTATTATTTGTTTTACTTGGTCCACTATACTGTTTATTCTTGACCGTGTGCCGTTATCTAAACTAAATCTATCTACTACACTTAAGCTAAACGTTGCTTCATCCATAAACGTGCTTTTAGTAGAATTATCCACTAGCGTAGTATCTGCAAATTGAATGTGTGGATAGGTAGCATTGCTAGGAACTTCGTCATATACGGGTATTACACTACCCGAAAGTGAAACATTCGTATTAAGTAGTGTATAGTACGCAGTTTGTAGTTGGGTAGTTGAATCTTTAGCCATTTTGTACAAGTTTAATTTCAAAGTCTATCGTCATTGGGAGTGTTTGACCGCCTTTACTTTTACCCATAAAAATTAAGTCCGTTTCTTCTTGTATAGCTATGGGAGCGACAAAATCAACCGAAGTCGTACCCTTTGCTGAATCAATATCTGTGATAACTCTCAAGGCATCAAATGGTGCAGTTGTATTCAAAACGCCATTCCTTTGCATAAAAATAATTTCAGCTTCAAGTGTTGCTTGTACTGAATAAGCTATTCTATTTATTAAAGCAGTATAACCACTAGGAACAGTGTAGCATCCTATTTGAGACTGTCCTTTAAAAATTCCATTGGCTTTTATAGCCGACCAAATATCACCTGCTCCGCTTTCTTGTATAGTTAATTCTCCCTGATGGCTTGCAAGTGATTGAGTTGCA